ACTGCTTTGAACTTAGCATTTTCAGTGTCGAANTCATTATCAATTGCGAATTGTAATGGACGACGTTGGAAATGTTTCAATCCATCAGCAACATCTGTGCGTATGAACCACGCATCAGTATCACTGAAATAATGATTAACGTTTACACCAGCTGGGAATTTACCCATGCTGTATAGTGCGTTAATATCATTGTCAGCAGTACCAACACGATGTGGTGTACCTAATATACGTTCAGCCTCGTAAGAGAGGTCTACAGGTATATTTAGCGACATAGGATGAACAGCGATTTTTAAACCTCTATCATCCGTATATTTCGCAATATCAATACACGCTTGTTCCAACGCTGCTTCTGATAAATCAGCTGCGGTCGTTAGTTCGTTTTGCCATGTTCCACCAGCCACGTTAACGTGAGCAGTAGAGCATAGCTCTAGTCCGTCACCGCCAGTAAAAGAGCTATTGAAAGCTCTGTTATATACGTTAGCAGCAACATTTTCTTTAGTTTGTCTCATTGAATAAGCCAAACCCTTAGCACGTTTTTGTGCAACAACGCTATAAAGGTCATCTTCGACCATTTCACGAGTTACAATAAAACCGTTTGCGTACACGACGTGAGTGTATCTTGTGAGAAAGCCTTGACGCTCTTCATCATAAGATATTGCCGTTCCTTCTGGTTTAGCGACTGCTAAGCCAAAAGACGTGATACCCATATCTTCTTCATAATTCTTGCTTGAATTAAAAGAATCAAATAGGTTACTCCACTCAACTGTGTGTTCGTTATATGATTTTCCATACCACGAATTAACGCCAGGCCAAAGGGCTTTAGCAAAAGAGCCAGTTGTAATTGTAGCCATTTGTTATATCTCCTTTTATATACCTGTAGTTCCGCCTTCATTCTTGTATGCATGCATATTAATCATGACAAGCCATCTAGCGTTCGCGGAAGAAACATCATTGTCTTCTCTCTCAACTAAACCCATTAGTTTTAATGGTGTAGCAATGGTTGTTACACCTGAGCTACCATCAATTTCCATTCCAGAAGCACCAGTTGTGGTAGAGCCAGCTCCGAGTACAACATCGACGTTTTCGCCAATAGCTGTAACAGCTAAACTAGCATCATCAGCTTGCGCTTCATAAATGGTCATTGGATCATCATTGATGTACACCGCAAGCGATGTAGAATTAGCGTGATGTTTTGCACCTAAGTTGTCAGGATCAATTTCCCAACCAACCACAACACCAACAGCTATATCATCTGTAGCATTGTCAAAACGATCAACACCAGGATAACCGCCACTGCCTGAGGCAGTACCAGTTCCTTCTTTTTCAACTAAATCTCCAAGAAATAGGGCATCGTTAACAGAGTAATACTTACGTACGCGGCCTGTATAAGCACCACCAGATAAATGACCTACTGGTCTAAAACCATTTGGTCTATCTACGTTAGCCATAATATTTACTCCTTAATTAAAGTTATGCGCTTCCTTGTGCAAAAAATCATTATCTAGATTTATGTTCTAAATCTAAGTTTCCGTAATGACCTTCTTTACTAGTCTGCGCGTATAGTTCTTCTTCTATGGAGTCGATCTTCGCTTGTTTAGTAGCTTGATCTTCTTCATAGTATTTACGGTCAATAGCCATTAGGTAGAGCATCTCACCAGTCGAGTTACCGACTTTACAGACAACGCTTCCCGCTGCTCTTGATCCGTCAACTTTTTTATCTCCCACAGCTAATCCCTTATCGGTTATATATTCATAACCAGCACTTTCAAACACTTGACATCTGTTTTTAGTATCTAAGACCCACCTGGCAATTAAGTTATCAGGTACATCTTCAACATTTAAAACCTGTCTGGCCTGTGCCATAGGTATTCGCTTTGGGCGATCTAGATTTTTTTCTACTTTGCTTGTTGTGGTTTTCATCTCTATAATTCTCCTATTCTATCAAGCTCTTCTATGTACTCATCTATAGAGTCGACAGCTCCAGCATCGACAAACGACTGTCCGATCTGAGCATACATTTCCCGCGAACCCGCAGGAAGATCATCCAGTGTCTTTTTCTTTTGTGTCCCATTTGGACCTGGCTTTGTGGTTCGTCTCGTAGATGCAACAGGTGATGCGCTCGGCACCTGGCTTCCAAATTTTTCAGGATAACGAATTTTTATTTCACTATCTGTGTATTCAAGAACATCATCAATTGTAGCGTTAGGATTATTACTTCGAAATCCAACTGCAATTGAATCAGCATATTGACGCATATCGGAATTAGTACGATACCACGAATTATTATCTATATAATCAGCTATTTGATCTTGAGTGTATTTTTGTTCAGTCTGACCATCAACATTATCAGTACCAACTATTGTTGGAACAGCCATTGCTGGCTCAGATCTGATTTTACTCATCTCATTATCTATAGTAGCTACTCTTTCAAATTCACCATCTTCCATAGCAGATACTTTTTTGTCTGAAAGTTCTTTTAAAACTTTTTGTCTTTCATCTTCTCTAGTTGAGGCTTGTATATTAGCCATTTTTTCTACTACAGCATTTAGTTTATCTATCTGCTTTCTTTGGGTACCCATAGTTTTGAAGTACTCTCCTCTTTCTAAAAAGACTTGAGCATCTCTCCACTGTGTAGGATCTCCATCCCACTCTTCTTGTGGAACCCAGCCTTGTCCTCTTGCTGCTCCTTCTATAGGATCTTCAGTAGGTACTTCAACTTCAGCCTTTTTCTCAGCTTCAATCACATCACTTTCATCCATTGGTGCAGCTACTTCTACTTTTTTTTCAACCTTATCTTGCGATTTAGTTTCGCTAGGTTTAGTCTCATTATCATCATATTGTGCTATAAAATCACTCATTTTCTTTTTACTCCTTGTCTACAATCTTACAAAGTACATCTCCATCGTCTAATATAATAAACTCTTCTTTAGTTTCGGGGTCTTGTATTAACTTTCCCCCATATCTTGAATAAAGAATTTTATCTCCAACTTTTACCCAAGGTGACTTTAAAATAGAATTTTTATTATAATCTACCCAAGCTAAGGGACCGACATCTACAACTGTTCCAGTTGACATTGTTGCTTTATACAACTTCTCGTCTACAGCAATAGCAATTTTTATATCTGTTCCTTTTACTTCGTGAGATGTTTCTACTTCATCAGGCTTAATTAATAATCTATATCCTAAAGCCTTAAGCATCTTTGTAATCCTCTGCTGGTTGATCTATTTTAAGATCTTCTTCTTTTTCACCAGAAGGAATTCCCTCATCTATTAAATCAATTACAGCATCTATAAGTTTACATCTTCCAATTATTTCTACATGGGCCATTGCTGTGGCATCTATAGTTTCTCCACATAATGAACCTTTGGCAAATAAATCTTTTAACTCATTTTTTGCTGTTTTTAAATAGTTTACTAACTCTTGAGTGTAAACCATGCTTTTCCAAGCGTATCTATCTCCGCTCATATCTCTTCTCCTCTATTAGGGTTAACTAGGTGTACTTTCTTGCTCTTTATTAGCTTGCGCTTCTGCTTTTATTTGCTCCTGAACAATTTTTAATTCCTGCATCTGAACATCCATATCTTTACCGCGAGCTTCTAATTGTAATTTAACTTGCTCTACTTCTGCATCAAATTGTAATTTTAATTTTTCTAATTCAACTCTTTCAACTTCTGACTGTGCTTTAGCCATAGTCAACACAGCACTTGCTTCATCTCTAGCTGCTTGATATTGAACTTTAACTTTTTGTGTTTCTTGTTCCGCCGCCTGCAATTGAAGTTCTTGCATTTTAATTTGAGCTTCAAAATCAGGTTGTGGCTCTGGCATTTGCATTAATTCTGCTATATTTTCTTGGTCTTGTGCTTCAAGTATACGTTTAGTAGCAATTTGCGGATTAACTGATCCTAATTGTAACAATTGCATTAATGATTCAGCTTTAGCTAACTTTTCAGCATTAGATATATTTGTTGGGTCGCTGTTTGGAACAATATCCATTGCTTCATCCTCAAAATCAGCTTTACCAATAGTAGCAGTTTGATCTTCTGGCCCAGTAGGATCTAGTACTGCAAAATACTTTTCATCTTCAAGATATAACATATTTAATCTATATATCTTTTTAAATTCTCGTTTCATTGAACGATGTATTCTTTTATAAATACTAGAGAATACTTGTAATCCTTGTTTTAATACTTCTGACGTAGTAGACCAAGGTTGGTTTTGACCTGGGTTTTCTCCAGTCATTAAATCAGTTACTGAACTAAGTTGTTGTCCGCTTGATATCATCATACCAAGCAATTGAAATAATACAGTTGATGGTTGCTTTGTTGGAAGAGGCACAATACCTTTTCTTAAATCATCCCCTATTGTATTAACATATCTCCACTCCCCAGGTTTGAGAGGAGAGTTACCATTTGGTATTTTAATACCTTTAGCTAAAAATCCTGATTGTAAATTATCTAATGTACCTGAATCAATAAGTTGATTTATTAATGTATTTGCTGCTTCATTAAGTGGTCCTAATAAATTACCAAAACCCATTCCGTATACACCCGAATTAGGATCATTAATAAAAACATAGTTAGTAAAATATTCTACGGGTTTTATAGAAATTATTTCACCTTTTTCGTTCGTATCTATTCCTGTTTGGTCGTATCTTGCAGCAACACGAACAACTTGCTTTGTATCTTTATGTACTGTAATTACATAAGGCTCTTCGTATCCATCTTCATCTAAATCCCAATTACAGTGACATTCTAAAAATTCATGTGGAGAATCTTCATCATTACTAGGTGGGGTTATTCCTAAAAGTTCATCTTCAGCTTCTGAATGATCCCCTTCATAAGTATTAGATTCTTTTGGCAAATTAACATCCAAAAAATGTCCCATTCTTATTTGTCTTGTAACTTCATTAGGATAATAATATAATTTATGTGTTTTACGGTTTGCATCTTCTAACGAACTTGCATAGTAATCTACACATAAATCTTTGGGTAAAACTAATTCGGATACCATCTTAGTTCCATCCCAGTATGTCTTTTTAAATACATTTCCAATAATTGGCAGAATTAAACATGTTCTGTCCATTTCGTCTTCCCAAGTATCCATTTCTTCTAATAATTGGTAAGACATATAATTACTTACTCGTCTAGCACGAGCAGCTTTAGATCCATCAGGATCATTTCCTATTACCCTAGTCTTTACAACTTTATTATTAGGAATAAGAGATTGATATGCGCGTGCTGCGAATTGTAAAGCTGATATAGTTAATAGTGGATACTTTACGTTTGCTGCGTCGGGCCAAGGGAAATTTTTATTCGAAGATACTTGTGTAGCTAGCTTCATATAATCTTCGTATTTATCCATCCACTCTGCACGAGAATTTTCATCCATCTCATACCAATCATAAACTGAACTACCCATATTTTTAAGGGTATCTTCATCTATTTGTTCAGCTATGTTTACTGAAGTAATTAAAGCTTGTAAATCAGTTTCAGTTGTCATAATTATTAAACTCTTTTAAAAAGTCCACTAGCAAGCCCTTTTTCTATTCCCTTCGCAAAAAGACCACTAAGACCACCCTGTCCTTTAAGAGCTTGGTTAGCTAAGGCTGCTGCCCCACCACTAAACTTTCCAGCTATTTCGTCTGCTTTTGTTTTAATATAGTTAGTTGTTGTTTCTTTTTCAACATCTGGATAATCTGATATTCTATCGCTACCTATTTCTTCCATACGTCCTTCTCTACTAAAAGTATATGCTCTAGTTTTATTTGGATTATAATTAACCAAAGATGGATCATCTCTTCCTGTTCTTATAGAAGTGGCAAATTCACCAATTCCTTCAGCTCTGTTAGCATTTATTTGATTTAATAAACCACTATAATAATTACCAGAGGATGTTTTATATTCTTCATCTGATAATCCAAAAGTAGGAGATCCTTCAGTAGTTCTTTGCTCTCTGTATGCCGATCTTCCAGCTCTATAATCATCTACCTGCTGTTGAAAATAATTCCATTCAGGAGAATTTTCTAACCCATAATCATTTACTGGTCCTACTATTCCTCGTAAAGCTGGATTACTTAATCCTTTTTTTAATACTCGCATCATAATTTTAATATCCAGTTATTTGTGATCTACCCATATGTAAAGATCCCATAGTATCGTTATATTCTTCATCCCAATCAATTTCTTCCTGTTCTTTATCTGTTGGGGCTGTTATCATCTGATTTAAAACTAAACCTAACCAAGCTATTGAGTCAACTTGATCATCATACTGTCCTCTATCAAATCTTAAAAGTTCTTGTTCAAAAGATGGAAACCATTCTGATTCCATATCAAAGTGAACTCCCCCTTGTCTCATTCTACCCTGTATGGCACGCGCTCGAGATAATTTATCTCTAAATGGAATCATTGGATGTAAATTAATAAATATTCCTTGTTTTAACATTTCATCTTTTAAAAATGGTCCAATAGCTTTTTTAAGTGCTCCTTCTTCAACCACAAATAAATCAGGTTGATATCTTATTTGTACAGCCATCATTTCATCAATAATTTGTTTCGCATCCATACGCTGTCTAATAACATCTACAATATGCAAAACACCATTTTGATCTACTCCACCTACTGTTATGACTGAATAAGATCTTTTATCTTTTTCTGATATAGCAAAGTCTATTGCTGCATAATAAGTTTTAGCCGAATCAAAATCATCTTCTGACATCGGTACAAAATCGTTCTTTCTAAAAAATGCATCACCCTCATGTATTGGGTAATTTAAATATTCTTGAGCATACCCTTCCGATATACCTTGCTTAATAAAATCATTTTTTAATTTACTAAGTCTTCTTTCATCAAATTTTTCAGGCCATAATATATCTTGAAAATCATCAAAATCAGTATGTGCTCTATATTTAATCGAATGCCAAGCTCTGGTTTTATCTAAAGAATACTCTTTAAGTCTTTCCTTAACTGTATATTTAGCTTCATCTCCAGTTGTCTCGGGCATTAATCTTTCTAATAAGCTGTCAAAATGTAATACCGTTCCTACAAGTCTTATCTGTCCAGTATCCGATAATGCTGGTATTAATGCGCCATAAAACCAATTTCTAAACTTATCTCTACGTTCTTCATTTGATACAGCTTCATCATTTTCCATATCATCACAGATTATAAGATTTGGTCTTTTACCTCGCCATTTAAAACCACGAACTGACCCCGAACCTCCTGATGCACCTCTAGCCATTATTCTGACTTGATGATTATCAGTACCCATTTTAAATCTTATTTCTCTTTCAGCATCTTTATAAATATCGGCTATTTTAAATAACCCTCTTAATTTCTGATTTTCATATAGTTCCATCTTAATATCATTTAAGAATTGAACTGCTTGAAGTTCAGTATCAGATACTAAAACTACAAAATCCGCTTCTCTAAATAAAACCGCTGCTAATGTATATGCGTGAGTTACCGCAGTACTTTTTGCGTGTCCTCTAGGAGCTGCTATAGCAACAAGTGAGTGATCTGAGCAACAATAGTCCCAAAGTTCTCTATGGAACTGAGGAGTAGGTTTCGGATTGTCGTATCTCTCACTTAATAAACTAGTAGCAAAACCATAAATCAAATCACTAGTTAGTTTCATTTAATATTTTAAGATCCTGCATATTATACGCTTGCTATAAATATTTCAACTGCTACTTCGTTACTTAGTGGGTCAACTAATATACTTTCTAAATTATGCATAGTTGCTTCTAGGACTGCATTAGTATCTTGGACTGCTATACCTTCACTAGGTGTTCCCATTATAAAACTTTTACCAGCCTCAAGTAAAATTGTACATGATTCATCTGCAGCAGAGTCATCTTCATCATCATCTATTTGTAAAGATAGATTTACTGGGTTTGTACCATCTAAATTTGTTACACGAATGTATCTTACATCTTCAACATCTAAAGCCCCATCTGCTGTTGCTGATGTACTTCTAAATGTCGCAATTGTAGTATCCACACCAGTAGGACAAGCTACAATTCTTTTAAAGGTTTCAACAACACTTGCTATAGTAAGAGATGTAGTTGCACCTTGGTCAACTGAATTAAGCGTTACGCTTTCGGTTATTGTTACTGTTAAATCTGCCATTTATGCGTACCTTTTTCCGTATTTTTTACGATCTGATGTTTTTCGAGAGTAGCTTCTATTTGTAGATTTTTTAACTACTCGTTTATTTTTACTTGAGTTATTTCTTGGATTGCGATCCTTGTGATCAACATCCTTTCCATCACCCTTCTTAGCTGTACCTTTTTTTATAGCCTCTCTTCGAGACTTATTACGTGCTGCACGATCTTTCTTTTGTTTTTCACTACTGTGATAATTATCGTATTCATCTCGATAATTTCTTTTTTTATTCTTTTTTCGTTTGGCTGCGGCCCTAACTTTTTTTACTTGTTGGACACCCATTAGTATCTTGGGGCCTTATTAGTCTTTTTAGTCTTTTTCATTTTTTTTGTCTTTGCAGTCATTTTAATACCTCTTAGAACGAATTTTACGTTGCTTGTGAACCATCTCAACAAAACTTGGAATTCCACTACTAGTAGATCTTTTCTTTACCTTAGTTTTTGATTTTCCATTACGTTGTAATCGTGCATTTGTTCCCGATACATTTGCTCTTCGAGTATCCTTTTCTACCCTAGTTCCTCTGTCATCCCTTGTTCTTGTATAGTTGCTAGCTACTGATGTAGAAGTTTTATTACTGCCACCAGTTTTATATGCATTTTGTCTATGATCATCGCCAACCCAATCTTGAAGTTTTCCACCGTCTTGTACTGATTTATATTTATTTTTACTTTTTCTATAATCCGATATAATTTCATCTGCCCTGGGGTAGCTGTATGGTTTGTTATTTATTGATTTTGCTGAAACGGTAGATGTATTATTTCTAGGTTTCCCAGTTCCCCAATTAATCTCATTCTTTTGTGGTATGGTTGATGTCATTGTTACCCTACCGTTTGGTTTATTAGCACTACTTTTTAACATACTTTTACCCGATAAGTCACTTTTTTTCTTTTTATCCGTTGTTATTTTACCTATAGAGTCATCTTTTGCGTGTTGATCAGGATACTTGGCGGCACCAACTGTCGTTTTAGCATATTGATCTTTTGCAACTATTCCTCCAGCAACTATTCCAGCTCCTACTTTTAACTTGGGTAATTGTTGCGCTCCAACAGCTGTCCAAGTTGGTTCATAACTACCTACTGTTACATTCTTTTTGCGATTTACGTTTCCTTTTTTAAATCTTTTATCTATTTTAATTTCTTTTCTTAGAACAACCTTTTCGTATTTATTTCTAGCTTCCTCGGCTTGTTGTTTAGCACTTTTATCTTTCGTGCCTTTAAATTCTGTTTTCTTTATTTTTTTACTTCCGAGTTTAGTACGAATTTTTTTGCTCAATTCAGGTAGTTTCTTAATAAGTTGTTTAACACCATATTTCACACCAGCACCAGCTACTCCCCCAGATATTACGTATGAAGCAGCCTCTGCGGGATGCTTTTTAGCATACTCAATACCTCTTTTTGCTACAGCACTCGCAGATCCACCACCTTTACCATATCTTTCTTCAGCCGCAGCCCTATACTGCTGACTTAATTCTGCCATAGATCCTTTTCGTATTTTCCTGTTATTATGCATTTTCTATTCCTTCCGTGTTATTCGCTTCCTTTGTTTCGTAAACACCTGGAAGCTCATTCATGATTTGTTCTTCGATGCTGTCGTTTTCAATTATTTCAGCTTCGATGGGTTTGGGTTCGTTCATTTCCACAATTTTAACAAATTGTTTCGCTAAGTCTTCGAGCATAAGTTTTGGGTCAACTTTCTCTGTTCGTGATGTGGGATCTCCGCGCATAAGTGCTCGTTTGTCGTATGGTATGCCTACGGCATCTTTAGCTAGTTCCCCCGAAGTCATTGGTATTCGGTTAAGTTCTCCAGTCTTTGGATTTAGTTTGATATTTCCGTTGCGTACTCTATCTTCTAGCTTATCAGCCCCCTCCATGATTATGGAAGTTAGTTTGGCATCTAGTTCTTCCTGCTTAGCCTTTCTTACTTCGTGTAAGACTGGTTTCCACCAGGATGTGGTATTTTTCCACTTTCTAATCGTAGAAGCTGGTATTGGGGTTCCTTGGGCTTTACATTTATCAGCAGCTTGAAGGGATGACCCAGTAACTGCATAGTAGGTAGCAGCCATTATTCTCTCTTCTGGGGTATATTTTGTGTTATTCCCAACTATATCTTCAAATAGTTCATCGTCTATTTTTACTAAATCTAGTCTGTTAGCGCCCATTATTAGCCCTTCTATTTCTATAGTTTTTCATGCCTTTGATAGCATTTAGGGTTTCTTTTCCAAAAATCCTATTATATCCTTTCTGGAACTTATCAACATTTTCGGGTCTTCTCTTAGATCCTTTGCTCATTCTTTATTTCTCCGTACGATACTATAATTTTATCTTCGTCTTTCTTTGGTCTACAGTATGGACGAACGTAAGCAACTCCCATACCTTTATATTTTTTTCGTAATTCATCCTGGAATCCAGGAGATAACCTGAATTCATTACATTTTATTGGGTCTTTGAAGATTAAGTCTGTTTGGTGGATATCAACTCTATCTGAGTTTCCGCTAAAGTAAATCACTAAAATTATAATCCACGACGATTGCACCATACCCACTTAGACAAATAAAATGACAGAAAGTTCAATTTTATTGTGATACTTTCAATATCCTTTGTAAATTTATAAAAAAAAATTATACGATTTTCATACGTTTTCGAAGCATCAATCCCCCCCTTTTTAAAATGGGAAAATCAAGGTAGTACTAGGTTCCATCCATTTTTTATGAAATTCACAAAGTTTGGTCTTGGGGTATCGACTTTCAAGAAAAAGCATTCTTTTTTAGAATTAATTATTATTATATTATTTATTATTCTTTTATGTGATACGCTGTGATTTATTATGTG